TTAGTTATCATCCTTTCCTTTGTTCTGTAATACATCAATAGCCTTATTAATAATAGCCGGTAATGGTAAACCCATTAAACCGGCATTTTCTACGATAGAGATTAGTTCATTAGCCATAAAGCCTATGATTACGGCATCTCTTATATAACTAGTGCCAATTGCTAAATCAAGCCTATACGCAATTAGCACAAATAATAGGGTCATGCCCTTTTTACACAAGCCTTTCCAACCTGCTTTACTTTCTAATGCACCTGATGATGTTTTCTTGCTATTGTGGAAGATACCAGCAACAACAAGACCTGACACATAGTCAATAGCCATAAATAAACATAGTGTTACCAGAGCAGTATCCCAACCACCGAACAACCATGCAAAAAGTCCACCTACTGCACCAATAGCAGTACAAATCCATTCTTTCATCTTAATTCTCCTTTTCCGTATCTGTTGTGACATCTTCAAAGTTACTGTTTGAATTTTCTGTATCTTCTTCTGTTTCTTCGTCTTTCTCAGCTGAATACCAACTGTCGATAGTTAGCATATCATCATCTGTCAAGACTGACTTACTGTACCAACTAAGGGCATATGTTCTAACTTGATATTCGTCTAATCTACTTTTCATAGTAGATAAGGTTTTCATTACAAAATCGTGTAAACTAAACATTATTACATCACCTCACTTTCACTAGCTACTAAAGCAGTAGCAACTTCAAGGATTTTGTTGTCTATATAATTCTTTGTATTTGCAATGTAAGTTACTTCAAAATCAGTATCGGCACTAATTTTTGTACTAGGATAATAGGTATGAAGAGACAGTATTTTATCTACTTCATCTTGTGACAAATTAACGGTAATGGGTTTTGACCGTGGTGCTACAACATACACTTCATTGTCATCAAGCCACTTTTTAAATTTTGCAATATCACCATCAAATTCAGTCATTCTGATTGCAATTCCAACACCACTAACATTTATCCAACCTATTGAATTATCAAAAGCAGTATTCTTTTCATTTTCTCCTACATCAAGATGACTGCATAAAATCAAAGGTTTGTTGTCTTTCACATCAAATGAATATGAATAGTCGTTTCTGAAAAATCTATGGGTTGTTTTTGAATAATTCCATTCGTAGCTGGTTGACTTTTGCTGTGATGTGATTCTTTCTACAAATAATCTTTGTGTTATGTAACCTGTACCATCGCTATTTACTGTTAGAGTATCACATACATTTTCTATGCCTCTTAAAGTACATTGTATATTATTACTTTGTCTGTCACTATCATTTGAAAAAGTGATACTCGGATTGTTAATATTATTAATATCAACAGGATTTGTTGGTGTAGGTATTGCACTTTGAGTTGATTTACCGTACAAAGTTGACCCAACAATGTTACAATCACTACTGTCATTAAGCACAACGCTAGTTGACTTATCTGTTGTGACTTTAATAGCGTTTTGTAAAACATCTGCTTTAAGTTGTACAATGTCTGTAGCGTTCTGCTTTACTGCTGTATTGTTGCTTGTCTTGTATGCATTAAAGTCTGTATTATCAACTTTATCTACTTTCAATACAACAATATCAGCTTTGTTCTGTGCAATGTCTGCACGTGGTTGTTCTGACTTTGTTTCAACAAAATCCCACACACCTTTTACGCTAGGATAAGCAGTTGTACTAGGGTGTGTAATCACATCAACCTTATTAGATAGGCTTTCCTTGCCATTTACATTCGTATTAGTTGTTGCAATTTCTCGTTGTGCTGTTTCTTTGACAATCTGTAAATTGTCAGCAACCTGACTAATATTAGCGTTTAAAGTTTGTACATCTGTTTTGTGCTGAGCTTCAATACTTGTTGCTCTATTTTCCCAATCAGACTTATCTGCATTTACTTGTTTCTTCAGCGACTTAATAGCACTTGCTAATAGTTCATTTACATTAATGAAGTTATCATCATTTGAGTAAACAACACTAACACCATCCGGTACTGCACCACTTACAATTTCAACATTGCCAACTGTGTTATCAATATAAATAGTCTTTAGTGAGGTACATCCACTAAAAGCACCATTATTAATTTTTGTAACATTATCTGCAACAAATACTGTTACAATATCTGTCTGACTTGTCGCAAAACTACCTGTACCCAATGCCTCCGTTGATGTTGTGTTCTTTAGCACACCATCAGAAGTGAAGGTTGCAGAGTAGCTAAAGACTATGCCTTTGTTTGCTTTTTCAATACCGTCATCCATCTGATTCAAACTTACCGATAAAATCGGTGTGTTTGACGATGGGGTATCTTCCCAACCTACTTTTTTATAGCTCATTATAATTCTCCTTTCGCCTCTAGTGTATCTGTCAAAGCCTGAATTCCACTAAGGGTTCTTGACAAGATTACACTGCTAACTACTGTCATTTTCTGTTTACCGTTTTCGTAAAGTGGAGCACCGTTTACATCAGTTTCATACACATTAAACTGTACATTGTCCCCAACCTGTACCCAAGGTCTGCCATCTGTTGTGGCAGTAAATGGGGTGTAACTACAGTTATAGAACCTTTTTGTAATGTGACTAGGGTCACCTTTATTATTCTTGTAATTGTACAAGTCATTAAGTATATGCCAATTAGATGTATTCACATCTTCATTCTGCCAGCAAATTACATTTTTCGTTAAGTCATATACTTTTGTTTCATTGTCCGGTATTTCCGTATTGCCCGGTCTAAATGTAGTTTCTTTTTCGGTTGTCTTTCCGTCAAGATTTCCACCATACTTCCATTTAAAATCAGTATAGCCCTTTACTATGTAATCCTCATAGCTTAAATCCTCATAAAAGTCATATACCTCAGGTGAGTCTGTAGGTGATATATAAACCAACCCAAAATTGCCTTTTACAGTATCTCCTTTCTTCTCTAATGCATCAGAAAAAGGAGATATAAAACCAAATACACCTATCATTTCACAACAATCCCTTAGTACGCTACCGGATGTTACTAGATTGTTCTTATCCAATAACCAATGACCATTCATAGTTTTAAAATTATATATTTTGTAATTAACTCCATTGGTACTAAAAGTGTTTGTTAAAATACCTGATGTTTCACTTACTGATGGATGATAAGTTAAGTTAATAAAGTCAGCCATTACAGTTCCTAGTGGTCTGAATGTAGCGTTCTGCCATTCTTCAAATAAACTTTTTGTTCCATCTTTTTGGTTCAGCTTTGCCATATAGTCATATGCAGTAAGTTTATAAATGTGCTTATCATCTCCATCACGCTGAAACTTATCAACATAACCACAGAACAAATCCCATGTTCTTTCTTGTACTTGCCTACCTGGATAGATTTTAGCTAATGGGTACAGAGTACTTGACGGATAGATGTAGTCACCTAGATAACTCTGAGTTAATCTAACAAATATCCATTTACCCTTAATGTTGTTGCCAAAAGTTCTGTCATCAGTATCACAAACTGAAATATTAAACTCAGAGGCTATGCAACCCCCAAACTTCAATGTACTTTCACTGCATATTGACTGTTTGAGGGTCATACTTTCTTCAACAATATTATCCATTGTGATTGTTGCTATATCTGAGTTATTAGGAAAAAGAATTTCAACTGTATTTTCTACAAGGTCATTAATAATATGGTCCTTAATTTTGCTATCTACTGTAATCATCACATCACCTCAATACTCAATAAAGGTAAGTTCAAGAGCCTTGTACTCTATATCTGTACCCTTAATAACTTTTGTTGTGTATGTAATATCAGGCATATAACAAACCATCTTACGATACTTCATTAATTCTTCATCCCAATACATTACATATAGCTTTCTTTGTTGCTTGTGAATAAAAGCATTGTTAAGTTTTGTCCTAATCGACTTTAGTTGCTTTAGGTGAAGTGGTATTGTCTGAAACACTATCTTAGACTTATAGTTTGGTGAGGTAACTCTATGTAACTTATTCTTGGTATCTCTATAGGCTTTTAGTTCAGTTCTTTGTAATGGTGTTGATTGATATGACTCCTTAGCCATCAGGTCGTGTGGGAATGGTGTATAATCAACTTCACTTGCGTTTACTACTTTACCAATATAAATAAGGGTACCGTTGAATTTATCAAAATCAAAATTAGCCATAAAATCACCTACCTATGCAAATGCAGACTTACCAAACCTTTTACGGTAGTCACTGTCCTTATTAACCATTCCTTTGAATATAACTTCACCATCAAGATTAATGGTAAGGTTAATATCTTTATCATTACCACCAAAGTTACCCTCAGCCATAGCCTCTAAAAATGCTTGTTTCATTGTTGACAATGGAGATACAACTTCTGTTTCTCTCTTGTTATCGCCAAGAACGGCAAGGAACTCACCATAATTAGCCGGTACTACTGTACCGGTAGCTAAAGCCGGAACATGAGGGATTAATGGTGGTTCATCAGGCATAGAAAAATGCCAGTCTTGACCAAACACATCACCGATAGCACCGGCAACAGAACCTATCGTATCAACAATACCTTTAACTGCACTATAGATGCCCGACCATAGAAAATTAATACCATCAATAATCCAGTTTATAGGAATTCTAACAAGATTAAATAACCCCTTCCATACACTATCAAATACTGACTTAATGCTTTCCCAAGCATCACTCCAATTACCCTTAAACACATTAGAGATAAAATCAATTAAACCTCCAAAAATGTTTTTAGCAGTTTCAAAACAGCCTACTAAATCTATACCTAAATTATCATTTAACCATTTTGCAAAGCCTAGTCCCTTGATAAATCCGATAACTAAATCAAAAAGTCCGTCAACTGCACTACCAATCAAATCTATTAGACCGGTTATGATACCCCACCAGTCAATATTAGCAAGGAAAGTACCTATATCTTCACCGATTTGTTCCCAATCTGTATTAGCTATCGCAGTTCTTAAAGTAGTGATAAGACCTACTGCACCATCTGAAATAGTTTTAGCAGCCATTGACCAATCAATTTCATTAAAAAAGCCATTGATAAAGTCAGATATAGATGTACCAAGTTCTGACCAATCAAGACTTTCAACAAAACCAAAAGCTGATGAAATAATACTTTGAATACCAGCGCCAAAAGTTCCACCTACTATTGTCCAATCCATAGTAGCAAAGAAATTATTAAACATTGTGGCAAATGCCTCTCCAAGTGCAGTAAAATCAAAGGTTGTTAAAAACGAATATAAGAAATTAAATATTCCCATAAAGGCATTAGCAAAGGTTTGTCCCACTACTGCCCAATCCATTGTTTGGAAAAATCCGGCTAGAGCATTAGCTAGACCTTCACCTAATGCTGAAAAATCAAAGGTTGTAAGGAATGTATTAGCAAAGTCAAAAATAGTCATTAAACCATTTGCAAAGGTTGAACCTACCAAATTCCAGTTAAGTCCTTTTACTGCACCATTGAAAAAGTCTGCAATATTCTTTGCCCAATCCTTAGCCTTTCCACGGATAGACTTCCAATCTATTGAGGCTAAAGAAGAATTGATTTTATCAGCTATAAGAGCACCGATACCACTATAGTCACCTTTAGCAAACATATCCTTAATTTTCTTTGCAAAGTCACCAATAGATTTAGATACATTAGCTTTCTTAAACATATCTTTTGGTGATAATGCATTATCTGAATTGGCGTTACTTTTATCACCTGAACTAGATTGTTCCATAACATTCAGTTGGTCGTATCCGGCAATATTCTTTTGGTTATCTTTAGTAGCTTTTGTATTGGCTTTAGTTTTCTTTGTTGATTCAGCAACACTCTTTGCATAATCCTGTTGAACCTTAGTTGCTTTAGTGTATGTTGAATTACCTGTTAAAGCAGACATAAACTGAGCTACCTTATCTACTGCGTTAGCTAAAGTATTTATAAGTATATTGAGAATTGGTGTTACTACTGATAATATAGGAGCAAAAGCAGTGGCAAAGGAGTTTTTAAGCCTAGTAAGACTAGACATTAAAGTGGATAGGTTTGTATTGACTTCCGGTGAAACCTGAGAAAGATTACCCATACTCTCTTTTACTGCGTCAAAAATCTTTGATATACCTTGATACAGTAACATACCGGCTAAGGCTTGTTTTAACATTCTTAGCGACTTAGAAAAGAACCCAGCTTGAGAAGATGACTTCTTTGCACTACTTCCAACCTTTTTGATTAAGTCACCTGCTTTACTAAGACCATTCTTCAATGTACCACCAAGGGACTTTGCTACTGATGACAATACACTTTTCAGCTTAGCAAAGCCTTTTGAAATTCTACTAGTGCTTTTAGCCTCTTTCTTTTCTTTACTGATAGTTTCACCAAGTCTAGCTTTATAGGTATTAAGTTGTTCGTTAAGTCTTGTTAACTTTTCTTGCTTTTCCTTATACTCAGCCGTATCTTTACCGGTGGTTGAATTCTCAGCAGACTGAACACTTTTTAGCTTTCTTTCATATTCATTTAGCTTGTTTTCAGTTTCAGTAATTTGTTGTTGGACTTTGTTCCAATCCTTGTCATTACTTAACATACTGTCAAGATGTTCTGTGCCTAGTCCTAGGTCTGTTAAATCTTTCTGCTTAGAGTTGCCTATTTCATCAGCTTTGTTATAAAGTGACTTTAACTGTTCTTTAGCTTTTGCAATATCTTTTTCAATACCGGCTGATATATTTGTTTTAATAGGAGTGTCTGCCATTTCTTTTAGGCTGTCCTCTAAAGACTTAATTTCTCTTGTAGTCTGAGCAACCTTATTTTTTAGGTCAATAGCCTTTGATGACATATTTTTAGTACCTTTATTAAAGCCATCTACATCAATTTTAGTGTCAAAAATGATACTACCGTCTGTAGCCATATAACCCCTCCTTCCTAAAAATGGGTATAAAAATAGCGTACACCACTTGATGTACGCATAAGAAAAGCCACTCTATTACAGAGTGGCTAATTTGTGTATTATATCATTTAAACATAATAAGGATTTGGCTTTGTCAGTAATACAATAAAGTCAATAAGAACACCAATAAAGAATAGACCACCGGTGAATATGTAAAGAATACCCATACCGGTTTTACCCTCATAGAACTTGTGACCACCGACAACACCTAGGAAGAAACATAGAACTAGTGCAACCCACTTGTTTCTCATTCTTCCACCATAGCCACCGGCAACAGCAGTAGCATTAGCAACACTGGAATTGTTATTAGTATTATTAATAACAATAGGTTGCTGGTTGTTTTGATTATTGATTTCTTCTACTTGACAACCACACAAAGGACAAATTACTGCCTTTTCTGCAATCTTGCCACCACAATGCTTACAGAATTTTGTATTTTCTTGTGGCTGTGTAGTTGTATCCACATTGTTAGTTTGATTTTGTGTTTGATTATCCATTTGAACTTCCCTCACATTTTGTAAAATTCACTTACATAATATAACAAAAATATGTAAATGTCAACAACTTTCACAGAATTTTATTAAATAATACTATTAATAAAGTCCAAATCTTCTTGTTCTTCTTGTGAGGTTGGCTTATAAGATAGGTCAATTAGCTCATTATGTTCTCTGTAGAATTGCTTTTCCCATTGGTCTAGCTTTTTATGTTTAGCCTTTTTACTTCTGATATTCATTACTTGAGAATAAAGACCATCACCGATTTCACCAAACATACCTAAAAAAGTCCACCAGTGCATATATTCAAGACTTCTAACCTCTTTTCCGGCTACTTTATTAATAGCCGGAAAGATAATACTCTCATCTTGTTCCCAATCCATAATTCTGATTGGTGCTTGTTTTGACTTTGGTATATTGCCACCGTCTAAGAACCACAAAGCTTTTTCAAGTGCTTGTTGTAAATCTTTCGGTACTTTCTTATACAGGCATTTTATACAAACCAAAGATTTCTCAATGTCATTTAGTTCAGAGTCACTATATGCTTGAAAAATAAGTAGTGCAACTCTGTAATCAGAGTTAATGGGATAATCTATACCGTCAACATTAAGCGACTTTGGAAGTATTCCTATCATCATTTTAGCTGAGAGGTATATTTACTTACATTCTTATTAGACTTACTCATAACCTTTTCCAAATCTTTCTTAATTACCGGAACAATAGCATTAAGGAAGTTATAGAAAAGTGGTTGCATATTGCTAAGCACAACAGTGAAACAATTGGCATTACCAAAAGCAACAGTAGAAACATCAGAATCAAAAATGTAGTTAATCTGTTCTCTTACCTTTTTATCAGCCGAAACAAATAAGTCATTTGCCTCATCATCTGTCTTAGGTGTTACATTTTCATATTCTTTGGCAATATCGTCAATCTGTTTCATTGCCTTTTTCAGTCTATCAAAAATAGCAAAGTCAGTAGTATTAATACGGATAACTTTACTTTCATCACCGTTGATAGAGTATTCTTTATAAGAACTCTCAAACTTTAAACTTTCCATTTTCTCTCTCCTTATTTATTCGCAGTAAATGTAGGTATTTTACTTTCAATAACAACAGTACCTACCTGTCTGTTACCGTCAAAGCTAATGTCATATGGAATGTTAACTCCACCTTGTCCACCACCATAACTCTGTGGCTTAACAATACAGTCCTCAATCCATGCATCATAAGGACCTGTTTTCTTATCAATTAGAACTTCCAGTACCTTTGTTTTGCAACCCTCACCTGTAACACGATTAAGGGCAATATCCTTTAGTTTAGGATAGATTTTATCATCTGTATTAGCATAATAAGTATCAGCAGAAACAGAAGGTTCATAACCGTTATCGTGAGTTACAGTTTCGTCAAGGATATTTTTGATTTGTTCTGTATCCGGATTAAGTTCAACAGAAAGTTCCTCAATATCCTTACCAATCAAGAACCATGAAGGTGTGCCACTACTATTAAAATTTGCGTCAATATAATGAAGTAAATAACTTCTCTTTAGTTTACCAATATCAGGTGTTGCACTTGCCATAATATTACCTTCTTTCATTAAAAATCAATTTTGTATTGTGATATAATCTGCAACTGATATACCACACCGTTATTCATATTGCCATTTGGTATTTCGTAAATCATACCATTTGAACAAGTTAACTTTGTTAGAGTGCCTATATACTCTTTGTCACCCACCTTGACAGTAACTTCTTGATTATCTGCAAAATGTTCAAGGTACATTTGAAGTGAGAGTAAAGCACCTGTATTTACCATTCTGTCATAGTCATTAACGGACTGATACACTGCATACAGAATAAAGTTATGTTGTCTTGTCTGATTACCTAAAATATCTTCTTTTAGCAATATATCACCAGTTGAAGATAGTCCGTAACTATCAATTGTATCATCTGTAAAGTCAATAGAGATTTCATTACACACTTCATTAATTTGTGGAAAACTCTGCAAAGCTGACTTTACTACTTCAATTATGTTCATTTCACATTACCACCTAAAATTTTTGCAGTACCGTTCAGGATAACATCTTCCTTATCCTTTTTCATTCGTTCAAACCACATTTTACCGGCTAGAGGGTGCTTAGTAGTTGAATACTTTAATTCTCTACCGGTAGGGTATTTCTTTGGTGGACTGTAAAAGCCTACCAATTCACCATTCTTGTATAGTGGAATATTAGGACCATAAACAACACCATAGTATAAATACCTTGCATAAGGTCCTAGCTGTACAACCTTACCACTACCTATAACTGTACCTACTGTGGCAGACTTAAACAGAAAGCCTGTATCCATAGGTGTGTATGGTATCATCTGCCTTATAACTTCATTGTCAACAAACCTTTGTGCCTTTTGAAATTCCTTTTCAGTTAAAGAACCAAAGTCACTACGCCATTTAAAATTTAAACTTCCGTTAGGTGTGTTAATTGTGTTATCTTGTGGCTGACTAATAATCATACATTCACCTACTTTCCACTAATCTTGATGTGTTGTAACCTTTTAGCACCATAGTCCTTGATGTCTATTGTCATAATAGTGTTGTAACTAAAAGACTTGTTAAACTCTTTCATACTTTCCGATACTGTCTTTGGGTCGGTATTATTAAATTCAAAGTCACAATAACCTTTTACAATAAGGTCTTGTGAGGGTTTCTTAGGCACAATCTTCATTCCTGGAAAAACATCATTAGCCGGTAACAAGCTACTGCTAGGAGTAATTACAAGGCTATCAAGTGGTATATATACAGTTACACTGTCAGCATTCTGTAAACCACTTTTCATAACATTACTTGCCTTGTTCTCTTGCCAATGACAATGGGGTACATAAAACTTACTGTACCCCACCCCATTAAAATGATATATTGTACATTTAAAATTAGTAATCACTTTACACCTCTGTACAGTAAATCTGTACCACTTAGCCACATATAAATTACAGACTTAATTTTCTTTGACAAAACCTGTCTTTGGCTTTCTGTGCTTTCATATGTAACTGACATATCACCTGTCTTGTCAGAGGTTACATAGTTACTACTATTTTGTTCTGCATGATAAAGCAGTTCAGCTACTTCACAACAACACATTTTTACTTGTTCAGGTATATCGCCCTCATCAATGTTGTCACAAGTATAGTGCCTAATATAGTTAGTTGCTTTACGGAAATAAACATAAGGGTTAGCAGTATTAATGACTGCACCTTGATATTTATTTTTATAAAAATCCATATTTGCATAAATCATCATACTGCTTTACCTCTTATTCAGATACTGACTTTACTTCATTTTCTACTGACTGAGTAGCTGTGTTCTGTGTTGCTGTGTGACAGTAGATACCTGCTACTTTGTTCTGATACACCCTAGCAATACCAACATTACGATAACCGAAAGTCCATGCATCTGCATCAGGATTTGCGTTAGGGTCAATAATCTTAGGTACTTTGTGCTTGGTGTACTGGATTACTGCTGACTTATGGATAATCTCAAAGTTAATGTCAACAGATTTAGCTGACTTAGCATAACCACCTTTTTCCTGACCACTGGTCTTACCGTCATTTAGTGTAATGTTAGTCATAAATCTTGATGATGGTACAGGAACAATCTTAGAAAATCTTTCAAGCACTTTTCTTGACTTTGTTGTATCCATATCATCAATTACACCGTAAAGGTCTGAACGGATGTACAGAATTCTGTTATCTGTAGGTACTTCGTCATCATCCATCTTTGCAGTAGCAGTACGAAGAGCCTTGATAATACTGTCACCTGTAGAAAGGCTACCATATGCAGAAGAAATACCCTTGATACCTGAGTATGTAGAAAATCTAAATGCATCCAGTTCAGGTACTTCCTTAGTACGGATAAACTCACCTGCAAGTCTGCCAAAGGCAATACCGGCAGTTTCAATATTATCCATACTGTCAACAGTAAACTTTCTGCCTCTATCGTAGTTACAAGCTACTGTCTGATTCTTAATAGTTACATCACCGTTAATATAACCACTGTTACGGTCATAGTTAGCAAGACCGTCCATTTCAATCATTGGAATAATCAGTTCGTTAGCATTAGCACCGGCTTGTGCAAGTTCTGACGCACCGTCTAAATCAGAAGTAAGTGCGGCATTCTTATACACTTCGTCAAGAAGTGGCACATAGGATTTTGCTAATTCAATAGTATTTGCCATAAAATAAAACCTCTTTTCTTAATTATTTATCTTCTTTTGGTTCACCTAAACCCATAGCAGACCTAATGGCTGACATTGAGTCAGGTTTAATATTTGTGTTACCGGTATTCTTTACCGGATTTTTGAAAGGCTCATCTGACTTGAACATATAGTCATTTTCTGTCTTTACATCCTTGATAGCCTTTTCAATATCTTCTGCTTGATTTTTTGATGTTTTAAGGTTGTCAAGGTCAAGCAAAGCCTTAACAGCTTTACTGTTCTTTGCACCACTTTTTGATAAAGCCGTATCAAGTACAGAAGTAAACTCCATATCTGCAATTTTATCCTTGTACTCTTTGTCCTTGTTTGCAAGTTCTGTGTTAAGACTATCAATTTTACCTTGTAAGTCCTTAACATCCACCCCATCAAATTCTTTTAGTGCATCCTGTGCAGTCTTTAGCTGATCCTTTAGGCCATCTCTTTCCACAATTAGTGGTTGTTTAGCCTTTTCTAAATCTTGGTTGTACTGATTCAGAACTTTATCAATATTATCCTTATCAAGTCCTAAATCTTCTAAAAATTTTCTTTGCATAATAGCTCCTTTCGATACGCTTTTTAACGAGGTAGCACCTCTTTCTATCCTTAGTTTAACGACTTAGGAACGGTCTATATTTTGATTTTGGGTATAAAAAAAGCACTAACAAAATGCTAGTGCTTAATAACAATATTAATTTTTGTAATTACATTTACCATTGTAAAATGCCCCACATTCAGCCTTCACACATTCCATTGGTTGATGAATAGTCTTTGTCGCAATATCAGTACCTATGTTTAGATTATCATCACTAAAATGATATGTTTCTTTTTGAATTGTGGTTTCTGTCTTATCTCTATAAGGACAAATCACAATATTACCACCTTTCAGACATAAAAATAGCACCAACATTTCTGTTAGTGCCTAAATTCATATAACAAAGCCGTCCTGATTGCTCAAGACGGCTCCAAAGTAATGGTTATTTGGCAGGCGTGGCTTACTCCTGCATCTCTCGAAGTTTCCTTCTGTCATACCGTCGGCGTGTGGATGCCACGAAATTGTCCACCTCAAATAACCTATTCTTATTCTATTAATATTGTACCCTATTTATTCTGCTTTGTAAAGTATTTTTTTAGTTCTCAAATAACGATTATATCTTTTGTCTGATACTTTAAGAAAAGTGATAATAGAGTTTTTATATTCATTCGGATCATCTGATGTTTTTAATCTAAGAATAATTTGATAATTTTTACCATTCTCAACAATGTGCTTTAAAATAAAGGCAGTATAAGGCTTGTTTGCTTGTAAAACATAATCGGGATTTTCAACTATTTCCTTTGCATAATTAAAATACATTTCATAGTCATTAGGATGACGCTCTTTTATGTGTTGTATCTGTTTTTCTGTTATTATAACTTCATCAGTAGTAATATCCTCTGTCACACATTTATAAATATCTATATTGATTTTACCTATCTTATGCACATCATCTACCACCATCTCATCATTATTGCTATCCTTAGCTTTAACTATACCACTATCGTTACTTTTTTCAAAGTTGGTGTTGTCACCGGAATCAGAAAGTTTATGTACACCATTTTCAATAGTCTTTGTACCGTTACTCTTAGCCACCTTACTACTTTTATCAAGATTAGCACCTATGTTTCCCAGTCCGTCAATATTTACTCTTTGTCTTTGTTGTGGTAGGTTCATAGTCTTTGAAAGTCTAGCATATTCATCAGATGTTTTATTGTACCTTGCATTAGCTGACATTATGTCATCATCACCGGCACCACCCTCTGTAAGCAGTTTTATTTCTTGTCTTTCTGCTCTCATTACAGTTTCAAGTTTTCTTTGTCTTTGCAGAGCCTCATACTTTGTGTAACTTTTACCTCTGAACTCTCTTTTCTCATTATCTTCTTGGTTCATTCGGTCTAGTTCTTCATCTGTATAAGTTCTTTCTGATACACCTTTAATAAATGGGTAATAGTTGTGGTAACAGTTAGCACCACAAAGCCCTGTTACTGTACCCAGTCCACAAACTGAAACCAATTCTTCCTTGCTATAAACCCTACCTTGCCAAGGCTGGTGGGTAGGTCTTGCCCCACTATGATAAGTAGTTTCAAAATAGTTTGTTTCAAGTTTTTCTGCATTACTCTCATTGATATTTGCCACTACCTGATTATAACCTGTAAGGACTGCTCTCCTTACTGCTACCGATACTCTACTGCTGTAACCACTGTCATAGTCAATGTACCTTAGTCCTGAGTTAGTCATTTCTTTCACTGTATTTCTCAGTACAGTATTGTAATCAAATGCACCTGTTACAATCTGAGTTATTGCCTTGTCAAGAGTGCTTTGGTAGTAGTCTGTAAGTGGTGTATATGTTAGCTTAGTTGAGTTAGGCTCTCTAAGTGCAAAGCCTAAAGAACCGGTAATGTTCTTTAGCTCTCCTTTAGTCTGAGTTATCATAGAATTAACAAGTTGTTGAAGTGGTAAGTTATCTTCATATGGTATGAAACTTTTACCTACTGCTTCGTAAAGGCTTTTGTCCCTTGCATAACCACTTCTTATAACATTAGAAAACACCTTGTCTATCTGTTCATCAGATAGGTTCAAGGTGTTCTTGATATAACTCTTTATTTCTTCTTTACTTTTTCCCAATTCATAAAGTCTGTTAATTTGCCAATCTGCTGACCTTGTAATCTCCTTATTATTAGCCTGTAACCGTCTAATAATGTCAAGCATAATAGTTTGTTCCAGGTCATTAAAAAGACTCACAATAGGCTGAGGAACAGACTCTATATCCTTTTCAGTAAATTGCATTAATCTTTACCTATAAATAAAAGCCAGTACGATAACTGTAACACAAATAATTGTTGTAATAATAATTGAACTACTCATTCTATCACCTCAGCTTTTTGTGGTAGGTTCTGTAAGGCTGTATCAATGTCTTCACCCATCCACTTTGCTCTGTATTCCTCAGGTCTTAGGATACCTAAGTTAAGGTCCTGTATATCTTGCTTTCTTTCTGTTTCTTCATCTGTCTTAATGCTATCCTTAAAATCACAAACAAACTTGTAACCACTTGTAGTCATTGAATTATAAAAAGCTAAAGCATACACAAGGTCCTCCATACAATCCTTTAAATTTTCTTGAATTGCATTGACTGTGTTATACTTTCTGTCTTTAGCCGACTTAATTTCCGTTGCAGTTTTTGCAACTGTTGCCGGATCGGACAAGTCACCATAAGCAAGACCAACAGAAAACTCAATTTCTCTTTTGTATGCCTCAAGTCCGGCTTTAATATCAACTTGTCTGATTGTCGGCGAATAGTCCTGTAGAATTCCCTCATTATCATCAAGGTCAACACTACGATATAACCTTTTATTTAACTTTGCTACTCTATTACCTTTTAGTGCTGATTCATCAATATGTATAGCTCTTTCTCCACTTTCAAACTCCCAATCAAGCCTACCGAACTGAATATCTGCTTTCTGAATAATTGGCAACGCTGAATCAAATATAGAAATAGGAGTCATAGAGCCGTCAATATCATTGTCAATAGGGTTACGATAATAGCCGAAAGCAGTTTTATTCATTGCGGGATATGTGATGCATTCTTCTAGGTCTGCCCATTCTTCAATACTGCTTAATGGTATCTTATTGCCTAATGTACTTTCACTGTCAGACACATAGGCAGAATTAGTAATTGTCAGTCCCTTGTCTTTGTCTAAGTCGTGATATTCAAGTCTTGTATAGAACTTGTTACCTAGCTTTTTAAATTCAGGAAATATAACTTTAATTAGTCTTCCGTCTGTATCGTATTCAACAGGTATAAAGGCATTGGCAGAAACAAACTGAACTTTACTGCCACCTAAAGGCTTTATAATCATAGCACCTGTGGCTAAACCTCTTTGAAAGTGTGTGTTAAGGTTTCTAATTGCTTTCTTGTATATTTTATCAAGTGGCTTATAACTGACACTTGAAGTCATTTCAGACAAAGAAACATTGCTAAATTCTCTTACAATAGACTTTTCAAGTCTTAGACTGATAACATGGTATTCATCAAGCCACAATGCTCTGCCTGAATAACTGTTCTGCCACACATCAATAGACTTTAACATTTCATCAGTTAAAGCAATATCAATATTAAGTGCATTCTTAATACTTCTTAGCTTTGTTGGAAACACTCTGCTCCACACTCCTTTCAAAAAATTTAGTAGTCCCATTTTATCCCACCTTTATAAACCTTTTCATATTTCTTTCAAAGGTGTACTCAAAACTGTCAAGACTATCAATATCGGTAGATCCGTCATCAAGTCTTTCATCATTTAACTTTTTATCGTTCCATACTGCCTCACACAAGGCTCTTTTCAAGCTGTCACAACTATCTGTAATAAAGAACCTATCTGCTCCCATAAGTCGCAAAGCACATTGAATACGGTCTTGTATAGGCATTTTCCTAGCCGGTCTAACAATAACATTAGGAAATTTCTTTTCAAATGCTCTTTTTATACCTCTACCTAAAACAGTTTCGGCATTATCCCAATAAACATAATCAACTTTTCCTACCATATCAAAAACAGACTGTGCAAATTCTATAGCCAGTCTGTCTAAATCGTTACTATCATATTCTCCAAAGTGCCTTTTACTTCTAATTGCCACCAGCTCACTGTAATTATCAGTTGTACCGGTAGCAACAAACGCATGACCTGACTTATTACCACCAAAGTCAATACCAATAGTTACTTCTTGTAAAGAGCTTTTTAGTATCTGTTTGTATGGTAAATCAGGGTCAATCCTATCAACTAATTTACAGTAATACGCTTTTGGATTGTCGGCAAATTTACGGTAAATAGCACCTTCGGCACGAACCCACTTGCCTAAAATCAATCTATCATAATAGATAGTACCCTCATACTCATTACACAAGTTTTGTACAAATTCTTTAGACAAAAAGGAATTATCAAAGATTGTATACTCTTGCAAATAAATATCTGCATCACTGTCAATAAACTGCTTTAACCAATGAGTAGGGTGTTCAGGGTTTAAACTACCGTCAAAGCAAGAATAAGGCTTATCAAGTCTTGACTTTAGCATAGCAAATACATCTTCATTCCACTTTGCTACCTCATCACCATAAATATATTTAGCTGAAGCACCTTGAATTTTTGCAACCTGACTAACCTTTTCAGCACCTAAGCAATAAACATCTTCACCACAGATTTTAGCAATGTTGCGACTGTTGATTGTTCCTACAACATCAGAGGTATATCGTTCTCTCATTGGCTGAAGTACATTTCTCTCAATAGTTTCTTTAGATACACCGATAATAAAGCAAAGTCCGTCTTTGCCTATTCTCTCCCTAATTCTCATAGGTACAATAAAAGTAACATCAACAAAACTTTTACCGGAACGAACTGCACCACTCTTTATGTTCCATCTATGGGTAGCATTTACAATATATTCTTTTTGCTTATTTGTGTAACCCATTCTTTGTACTCCTTAGTGCATCATCTTTAATCTCTTTCAAAATATTATCCAGCTTATTAAGTGCCGTTGTGTCTGTTTCTTCTTTCTGCTTATCTCTCCACTTATCAGGTCGTCTATTTTTAAGCCAAAAGATTTGAGCCGTTGTATTGCCCTCTAGTGCTGATGAAAGCAAAGCGTTCTCAACTTCATAGTCAACAACTTCTTTACCCTTTTTTAAGGCTTGTAAAATCGGTAAATGGTTTGTTTTATAGTTAAATAAAGTCTTAACTGAAATACCCATATTCTTTGCTATCTGTTCATCAGTTAAACCATCTCTAGCCCAACCCTCAAGCAATAATAAATTTTCCTTTAGTAACCACTTTTGATATTTTCCCTTTGCCACCGTCACCACCTCTCTTTATTAGTTCCTTATTTACTACTACCGTTCCACCATGCTTCAAAGTTCTTTTCTCTTCGTTTTCTTGCATTTTCATATGTTGTTGTAGTTTGCCTATGCTCTAAAGTAGGGTCAATACGGTTAAAAGATCCCGTTGGTTTAAAAGTTCTTAGCTTTTCATGTACTGCGATATTTGCATCTCTTAAAGCCCTATACTCTTTTAACAAAGTTTGATTTTCAAAAGCTTCATCAATACTACCCAACTTCGCAATCTTTGCTTGAACATTTTCAATTCTTTTTTCAAAATAAAAACCAACTTGATCAACTTCTCTGCTTGTTTTCATATTTTCAAAAAAGCTATAATCTTTACTCTGTGCAATCTTTTCATACTTACTGTTTTTCTTTACCTCGGGAGAATTCTTCTCTAAAGCTCCACTTTGTTTAGCAGCATGATACATAACTCTTGCACCTATTTTTGAAACTGGTTCGCCATTACCGTAAGCACTTCTAGCTGAGCTTGTTCCACCTCTGCCACCCATTACTCTGACCTCCTAAATTTTTCTTGAAATGACTTCACTTGTGCTATATTGCCTTTACATTCTTCCGGTACTGTGCCGTAAAAAATAATCTGTGTAGGTTCTAACCGTTCTAACATTTCATTATAGCCTTGCAAAAATAATTCTTTATCTTTGTTACTTTTCTGTGTGCCTACGCTGGATACTGCAACAATACTGTTCTTTGGCTCTCCATCAAAGCAATAATTATAACTAACTTCATCACTCCAACAAATTGTAGGTATTACCTTGATACCGTACATCTGCCAGTATACAGCCAACCAATGCTTTTTGTAATGGTTATAAATCTGCAAGGCTCTAGGGTAGTCGGAATAAAGGCTAAAATCAGGTGAAAGTACAAATGGGTATTTCGTTAACAACTCAATATATTTTTCAGGATTATTCCATAATCGTTGGAACTGATAATCATCAAGAAAGAAATGCACTCCACAATCTTTCTTCTTGCTACTCATTGCATAATTAAAGCCAATTAGATTCTCTAAATTGTCAATATTATCTGTAGCATTGATGATAGGAATATTAAAAATGCCTTCACCATTAAAAATGAATTTTGTTGTGTTCTCATAGCTGAACTTATTTTTGTACATTAAATCACCTAATTTCATATACAACAAAACCCACCTAAGTGATTAGGTGGGCAATGCTGAATTTTTTACAAGAGGAATAGTAGAAGTGAAAATCATTCTTGCAATCTTTTCTATCTCTTTCGGTTTTCCATAATATCATTATAGCACTTTCTATAGTGGCTTTTAATGGCTATTTAATACTTTGCTAAACTCTTTCAAGGCTTTCCCGTGTATTCTATATACCCATCTCAAATCATAATTCATACAATCAGCTACCTGCTCCCATGTTTTATGATTTAGGTAATACTCTGTCAGAACTGCTTTATATCGTTCATCAGTTAGCCTATGTATAAGGGTTCTGGCTTGTTCCTTTAATTCAACAAGTAGGTCAATTTCTTCATTGATTTTGTCTTGCAATAAAATAATCTTATCAATAATCTTTGTAAAGTCACCACCACTACCGGAACTCTGTACCCTTTCACCTTGGCTCTGTGGGCTTACTTGTAATGACTTTAACTTTAGGTGATAAAGTTCATCACTCTTAGTATTAATGCTTATATCAGCAAACCTTACACGATTAAGGTACTCTTTAGCGTTCAAGGTTATCACTCCAATCTAACCTCTGTCCACAATGAGGACAGTAATTATATTCCCAACTAACACTAAACATAGTAAGGTTCTTATGACAACTAGGACAAAATTTATCAAGCAATGCTTTTTTGCTTGATACCACCTTCTTAGGTGTTCGTTTTGAAACAGCCTTACCCAAGTTTACTCTTTTGCAATCATTAATCAGGTCTATAAAATCATCTGTTGTCATTCCATAAGAAGAACATGGAAAACTCTCCTCACAAATAACATCATATTCATTATTATCAATCATTTCTCCTAATTCTGTAACATCAATATATTTGCCCTCTGAAGTATCAATATAATTAATATAATTACTCATATAGCAATCTTCCCTGTTTCAATCTTAGCTCTATACTGACCGTAGCTTAGCCTTGTACCGTTTTCTTCGTTGTACTTATGCAGGTTATACAAAGTACGGTTAAGGTTATGTTCTCTTGACTGCTTTGGTGTTTTAGCTTGTTCTTGCTTTAGCCTTTGGTTCTTCACTCTGTTGTGTGTCTTTACACACTCATAACTGCAAAACTTTGCATTGTGGTTTCTTGCAGTAAATTCATTTCCACATACTGCACATACTCTCTTAATTTCCATTATTGTTACTCCTTATTTCAACATCATCAAGTTTACATACCACTAAAGAATTTGTAGCTAAACTGTCTTGTAGTTCAGCTTGATATATAAACTTGTTTTCTTTTGTACTTCGTCTGATAATACAACCAACTAAGTTATAAATACTTCCCTTATAACTTACTTGCCTATTCAAATATTTCTTAACTTGAGAAATGTCCATTTACAGGCAACTCCTTTATCCTGATATAGATACCGGGAATATCAGCCCAAAACTTTTCTACCAGTTCAGAACAAACAAGTGCATCATCTTTCCAAAAGCCTAACTTAGTCATTACATCCTTCAAAAGCTTTTGTAAGTTATCTGTATCAGGCTTTGTTGTACGATAGTCCCCATCACTATGTTTTCCCTTTAGTGGGAAACACCACTTTGTAACAAGTGATACACCTGAAACAAACATTTCCTTTGGAACATATTTGCTTAAATATGCTTCAAGTTTTGACCTAGCCTCTTTTAGTCTTGGTTCTTCATAGAATATTGGTTTACCGTTCACATAACTAATCTTCTTTTCTTGATGTGTAATTGTTGGTGGGTCCATAGGCATAAAAAATTCGGTAGTCTTCATTTTATATCCTTTCTGTGTAAATCGTTTATTTTTAAACTTCTGTTTTTTCGTGTATATTATTACTTAATATAAAAGGGGAATTTAAAACCCCTTTTATATATATATAATATATATAGTTTGTCTTTGTCCCGGACAAAGTCGATAAGTTATTCGAGAATGTCCCTCTCAGGGACATTCAATTTTTATCGAGTTTGACCCTATGAGGGACAGACAAATTAATCGAGTTTGTCCCTGTCCCTATATTGATAAATTTTAAATTTAATTCTTAATTAGAATTATTTTTCAACCCTGTATTACCGTTATCAATCCAAAAACCACCATGTTCTTTTAGCTTTCTTCTGATAGTTTTTTCTGATTGACCTATATATGATGCAAGGTCTTCAATACTGGCTTGACCATTTTCTTGAACTGTACTAAAGGCAACTTCTAATGATTCTTTTCGTTCATTCTTTCGTTCTTCAGCACTCTTTTTGTTGCCAAAATTTTTCTTGTAATTTGAGTTTTTACTATTCATTTGGCTACTACTGTCAATATCACTTAAAACACCTGTATCATCAATCTGATGTATAGGATAATTGAACCAACAGTTGATTGGTGAGAACCTAGGGAACTCTCTTAATGTACCTTCAATTCTCCAAGCTGAACGAGTTTTGATGGACTTTCTTTCTTCTTGAAATTCAGCCCTAGCCAAAGCTAAAGTATTCTTACTTAGCTTATTTTCGGCTATCTTTTCCATATTGTAGGAACTTTCTAAATCATCCTGAGAAACCTCCTCATCAATATTAGAAACAAATCTTTTCAGATATTTATAGTAAATAGCACATTCAGCTTTGTTCTCTTGATACTTAATAAGATTATCGTCAATTTCTAGTTCTATAAGGTCTAACATGGCATCAGGGTCACGAGCAAAAACACCACTGCCTGAGGCTCTGTCCATAGACTTCTTAGTACCTTGATTACCTTTTGAATGATGGTGACAGTAAATTACTGCACATCCCAGTTCGGCACAAATTTTGTCAAACTGATTACAGAACTTAGACATCTGTTCTGCACTGTTTTCATCACCTGTAAGAACCTTGTATATAGGGTCAATAATAACTGCTATATAGTTCTTTTTTAAGGCTCTACGGATTAGCTTAGGTGCTAATTTATCCATTGGTGAGGCTTTACCTCTTAAATGCCATATATCAATATTCTTTATGGCATTAGGTTGCCAATTTAGTTTCTTATATACATCAGCAAATCTATGTAAACAACTTGCTTTATCAAGTTCAAGATTAACATACATAACTTTACCTTTAGTACAATTAAAACCTAGCCACTTCTTCCCCTCAGCTATTGCAATAGTAAGTTCAATAAGTGCAAAAGACTTACCGGCTTTAGATGGTCCGGCTATAAGCATTTTGTGACCTTGTCTGAGAACATTATCAATTAGTGGTGGTGATAGTTCAGGTAAGTTATCAAAAACTTCTGTTAGGTTTTCCGGTTCAGGTAAATCATCATTAATACTTTCTATCCACTCATACCATTCATCCCAACTTTCTTTGCCTATGTTGGTATCAAGTAAATATTGTTTCTTACCTTTTCTTTCAATACCGGGCATTCTGCTTAGTCTTGATGGGTTTTTGTTCTGCTTATCTGTAATAAAGCCGTTCTTGTCACAAACTTTATAAAGATAATTTACTCTCTTACTGTATTCTTCATAATTTGTAGCATTTATCTTTACAATAGCGTGAATAGATTTATTACCTGTATGTACAAGACAAGCTACCGGCAATTCAAGTTCTCTGATAATAGTATTTTGAGTTTCAATAGGTATTTCATCAGATTCTACAAGTGCATAACGGTAGTCGGTTACATTGTCATTTTTAACACCTTTACCGTCTAAAGGATTAAACCTTATCCAAGCACCTACATCTTTGTTATAATCCCCAAATACTGCACCTATATCATCATCTTTCAACTTTGACAATTCTTCTATTAACTGACCTGCAGTTCTATCATAATTACCCTTTGTAGGTAAGGTCTTACCGTCAGCAGTTTGCCAACAGTCTGTTACATATCCCACATTATCGTCAGCCTCAAACAATACACTAAGGTATTTAATAAGTTGTTCTTTAGGGTGCCACTCTTTAGGTAGTTTTAATTCTTCAATTTCAAAACCACCGTCTATAACTTTCAATGGGTCATTACTGATTTCATCATCCCAGTTCATAGCTTCATCAGGTGCACCAACAGGTGGCTTGTAACCAAAGTCACAAGCCATTTGATATATAGTGCCACCTGTTACCGGTGAAGAACTTCCGTTAAATGTTGCCCATTTTTTATGACATTCACCACTGTGGTATCTGCTACTATCTCTACTGCTCCAGCTATCCCAATCATATTCAGAATAACCTTCTTGTTTAAGAGCCATACCAACATTAATCCATTCCTGATAGTCTAGCCTTGAAGGGTCAATATATTTAATTAATTCAACTAAATTCAGCTTATTATTCATAGCTATTCACCCTCTCTATACTGTGACGGATTGATGTTTCTAGGTACATGCCAACCGTTTGCTTGAATTCTGCATATTAGCTTTCTTGCATTTTCAAATTGCCATTCACCAACATGCTGAAATCCATAACGCTCTAAACATCTTATCTGCTTAGGTGTGGTAAGTCCTGTTTCTTTGCGTTTCTGTAGTCTTTCAAGTAGCATTGTAGCCTTACCGGCATTATCAATTTCATCCGGAAAAATACCTAGTTTTTCAAGTGCTTGTACTTGTTTTTTGCTAGGTGGTGCCATCTCCCAACCAAAAGCAGGAACATATGAAGATAAATCTTCTGCTTGAATTGACATTTCAAATTGCAAAGGGTCAACAAGTTTTCTTTTTCTGGTTTTCATTTTTTGCAGTTGTTCTGCAAGTGCTCTTTCTCTCTGTTCAACAACATCTTCTGATGCCTTTTCTTCAGCCTCTTCAATATCAATAGGACAACCTGAATTTTCTGCTAAATTCTCAGTCATTTTCTTTGCCACTTCGTCAGATGTACAAATTAAGTGAGCAGGTCTGCATAGTTCGTGTCTTTCTGTATGCCACAGAAAATCAAGAAGTAATAAATCTTCCTTACCTTCACATAGTCTTGTACCTCTGCCAACCATTTGACAATAAAGACCTCTTACTTTTGTTGGTCTTAATACAATAATACAATCAACTGATGGACAGTCCCAGCCTTCCGTTAAAAGCATTGAATTACACAGAACATTGTATTTATCATTTTCAAAATCACTTAATACTTCTGCTCTATCTGTACTGTTGCCATTAACCTCAGCTGCATTAAAGCCCTGAGTATTTAAAATATCTCTAAACTTCTGTGAAGTCTTTACAAGTGGCAGAAAAACTACTGTCTTTCTGTTTGCACAATACTTCTTCATTTCTGTTGCTATTTGATACAAATATGGGTCCAGTGCAGTATCAATATCACTGGCTTTAAAGTCACCGGCTTGTGTTGATACACCTGATAAATCAAGTTTAAGTGGTATTGTTACTGCCTTAATAGGAGTTAAATACCCTTCCTTAATAGCTTGTGGAAGGGTATACTCATATGCTAGGCTATCAAACACTTGTCCTAGATTTTTCATATCACCTCTGTCAGGTGTTGCAGTAACACCAAGTACATTAGCCTCAGAAAAATGTTCAAGTATTTTTTGGTAACTATCAGAGATAACATGATGTGCTTCATCAATAATAATTGTGTCAAAGTAATCACAACTAAATTGATTTAGTCTTTTATCTCTCATAAGTGTTTGGACTGAACCTACAACAACTCTATACCAACTGTTAATACAGGAGTTTTCAGCTTTTTCTACTGCACTTTTCAGTCCGGTAGCCTTTTCTATTTTGTCAGAGGCTTGTTCTAACAGTTCGCCTCTATGGGCAAGGATTAAAACCCTTGCCCCTTGTCTTACACAATCTTCTGTAATCTTTGCAAAAACTATTGTTTTACCACACCCGGTAGGAAGAACCAAAAGAGTTTTCTTGTCCCCACTATTCCACTTTTCAAAAACCTTTTCTTTTGCCTCTTGCTGATATGGTCTTAACTTAATTTCACCCATTAAAACTGACCAGGCACAAAGGCTTTAGGCTGACTGCTTTGTTGTGGGGTTTCGTTAGGTTCTAAGAATTCTTTGATTCTGTTAATTTCTCTTTCTTCGCCTTTATCATTAGTGTATTTATCTACACTAACCTTACACTTACCTTTTCTGCCTGTTACTTCACTCCAATTCATTCGTAAAGGTTCTCCATGTTTTCTCAAACCAATAGAAGTAAAGAACTGACACAGTTTCCACTCAACTTTTTTGTTAAGAAGTAGGTTTTCTCTAACAGTAGCAGAACCTGCTTCTGAAGTTAGCTTAATTGATAGTTCAGCTTTAGGACAAGCTGACATCTTTGTGCTACCTTCAAATCTCTTTCTTTCAAAGCCTAAAATCTCAAAATCGTATGTACCTTCAGGAAGAAGAACAAACTCACTATCATTTTCAATGGTGTCATCCCAGCCCATTGCTACATCATTGTTATTGTATTCTGCCATATGAAATCATCCTTTCTTTAATCAAATGGTAAATCATTGTTTCGGTTAATCAGTCCTACAACTTTATCCCAGAAAGTAATTAACCAACCTTCAATAAACTCATTACCATAGTCCTTTATCTTAGTATCTTGTGGGAAATATCCCTTTTGTGCTACAACAAGTTGAATATCCTCTTCTGACACATTATCAGCTTTCATCAGATCTACTAACTTCTTAGGCAATCCTTCCGGAATCGGAACATTAGTTGCTTGTTGCTCCACCGGTGTGTAAGTTGGTACATCATCTTCTACAAGGTCATCAAGTTCAGAAATAGGGTCACTTGTAACTACTTGTTGTGGTTTTGGTTCTGATACAACAGTAGTTGTTGTACTGTCACCAGGGATGAATGGAGAAATCACAGAGTATTCAAAAGGTACTTCCCTATCAAGACCGTATCTGTTTTTTGCATCCCAACAAGGATTATGCTCTGTGTACATTACTCTCTTACCACCGGTAGCCTTGTACTTGTTGTTGTCTGTTTTCTCCACATAAGTCTTATAATTGACAAAGAATACTGCATCTGCCCATTCTTTTAATAAAGGAGCATTTCTTTTATCCAACTTTAGTTCCCATCTATCATAAGCACCCATTTCATCAGGTTGTTCAAACTTTCTCATAGTAGCATGAGCAAGTACCACAACATTAATATGTATATCAATCAGGTCTTCTAACAGATTAAGTATCTTACCAAAAGCCTCTGACTGATATACATAACCTTTACCATAGCCAAAGTCCTCAATACCTTTCTTCTGTGCAGATGCACATACTGATTGACCACATAACTTTTCAAGCCAATCAGCAGTATCAAGAACAAAAGTTTTGCATACATTAGGGTTCTGCTTAACATATTCAATCTGTTTAATAACCATCTCCATTGAAGTTGGTCTATCAAATCTTCTAACATTAAGTCTTTTTGTGCCACCCTCTGTATCACAAAAAACAGGACTAGGGAACTTAGATGCCATTGTTGACTTACCAATTCCCTCAGGACCATAAATTACAATCTTTTGTGCTGACATAATTACTCCACTTGAAATATTCATCTTGTACCTCCTTGTTGCCATTCAGACAATGAAACTCTTTCTCCATTAATATCCATAACTGTATTCTCAATAGCAAACTGTAGCATTTCTTCAACTACATCTTGAATAGTTCTGCTTGTCATATTCGAAACAATAGTAATAGGTAAATACTGCTTAGGCAGTACCCTAACCCTTGTATATCCACAAGCAAGTGATTTGCCTGTATTTACTGTAATTACACATTCTTTCGGTTTAGTAACCTTTCTAGTAGTAGCCATAATTAAAATTCTCCCATCTTAAATTCCTTTTTTACAAAAGGCTTTTGTTCTGTATTCTTAACATATCCATCTTCAATAATGATGGAACATTCATCTCCGGTTGACACTCTTGTTGCAATAGCCTGTAAGTTCTCACTTTCAAGCCACTGATTAAATTCTGCCAGTGTTTCAACATCCATTTGTTCCAGCTTATCTAATAGTACAAAACCACAATTAGGATTTAGCTTTCTGATGATAGCAGTAGCTACCTTTAACTGCTCTGCACCACTCATATTGTCCCACTTGTAGCCTTTATAAGTTAGTTCCTTACCCTCAACTGATAGACCCGGTAAAGGGAGATTAGCATTGTTAAGTAGGTCATACTTCTTCTTGCGTATTTCTTCAATCTGATGTGTTAGATTGTTGTATTGGTCTTGATAATTCTTGGCATCTTCTTCAGCTTTCGCTTTATCAAGATTTGCTCTAACCTTACGGTTAATACTATCAATATTAGCAATGCTTTCTTCAAGTTCAGCAGTTGACTTATCTTCAAGTCCCTGTACAGAAGTTTTTGCAATTTCAATGTCAGATAGTATATGTCTTCTCTTATCCTTTAATTCTGCTAACTTACTTTCCAGAGTAGCAATTTCAGTATTAATGGACTCGTTCTGACTTTCCAATGAACTTAACTGTTCTCTTTTCTTCTGATTCTCACCGTTCTGCACAAGTATTGCTTGTTGTTGCTTAATTAAGTCATAAGGAGAAATAAGTTCAGAAGGTACGCCCTCATACTCTTCCATTTCAAGGGCATACTTCTTCTTTTGGTCTGCAATCTGACCGATAGCGTGTCTTTGATTGTATGTTGTGGTTTCTTCATTTTCCAGCATATAAAGTTCATCACCAACACCAATAATCTGTAGTAGAATATCTGCCTTTTCTTTTCCTGATGCACTCATAAACTTTGGTAAATCAAGAGCAAAGGAACTGATAAATTCATTCAGCAATGTTTGTCCACTTTTGTTACCTTCCGGGTCAATGACCTTTAAGCTACTATTCTTGCCACTTCTCTCAACCACAATACCGTTAGATAACTTAATCTTTAGGTGTGGTGGAATTGTAGAACCATCTCTCTTAGGAGATGATGGCATAAACTTGTTACCACCAAGACACCATGCAATACTATCCAGTACAGATGTTTTGCCTTGACCGTTTCTGCCACCAAGGACAGTTAAGCCCTCAGCAGTAGGAGTTAAGGACACAGCCTTAACTCTTTTAACATTTTCTACTTCTAATGATGAAATCTTAATTGACATTTTTACTATTCCTTTCATTTAAAAAATTTTCATTTGACCATCAAGGTCAACCATTTTATTACCATTCCAATTCCAACTGATCCCTATGTATTCAAGAACTTTACCCCAACCATATTTATTGCCTTGTTCATCAACACAACATTTGTTCATCCAATAGTCCCACTCCTTCATATTTGTTTCGTGTAGTCTATCAAATCTATGTGGTCTCTTTTCTAGTTGAATACCAAAGCCACACATTGAGCAACCTGTTCTTTGTGCTTTAGTTGTATATAGATTACCGTTAGAATCTTTTTCAATAGTTCCATAGATTCCTGGCACTGGTACTTTTAATTCTATTGCTAGCTGTAGTAAGCCTTGTCTATTAAAAATTGCAAATGGGCAACTTCTAATAGTTGACTTACCAAAGTAATTACAACCATTGATCATAAGACTTTTCTGCCTTCTGCCACCTTCACTAGCCATTAATCCTAAATAAGGCACACTGTTATGTTCCTTTGCCCAATCATTGCAAGGCTTTTCCTTTAAATATTTACAACATTTGCTAGACACTTTAAATGGTGCTATTTGATAATTAACACCTTCATTTTCGTTTTCATAACCAGCAAAAAGTTGTAAATACTTATTAGGTAGTTTCATCCTGCTATGCTTTTGGTATCCACCATATTCACCTGTTTCGCCTGTTATAATTGCATGTCTTACAGTTTTGCTTTTTTCTGATTGGTTTTGTAACAACTCAATTTTTGATGCTATTTCTTTTGATAAAACTGGAAATCCAAATTCTTGAATAATTCGAGTTTTGTTATAGGGTTTTCCGTTCTTATCTTTTAGTGGTGGTATTCTAGCAATACCTAGTTGCTTATGCACCCTTTGAATTGTTACATCTTCAAGATTGCTTACTGAAATACCTACTGCATCAATACCTATACTTCTCAAAAACATAAAAAGAGTAATACTATCAAGTCCACCAACAGAAACATGAACATTGTATCCCCTTGAAGTTGCCTCATCATAGAATTCTTTGGCTCTAATAGTTGCATACTTCTTTTTGAACCAATATGGTTGTTTTTGTTTAACAATAAAGTCGGAGATTTTTTTATCTCTTTCTCTCTTTAAATTTTCATCTAATAAGTTCTTTCCCATCTTTACTTTCCTCTTGACTTTTCAATTTCAGTATTTTAAAATGAAATAAGATTATTCTAATATGTTCCGTAATAGGAACACCTTTCTGCCACTAGGGAATTGCCGTTCCTTAGTGGTTTTTTCTTTTGTTTTGGTTTTCCGGTAACTTTTTGCAAAGTCCTAAAGCACCTCTATTCTCTCTTCCAAGCCTTTGGTACTTGTCAACATAAGGGCAGTTTGTGTTAAGTTCACACTTGTAACACTCACACTTTCTGTCCTCATTCTTATAAAACATTTTCTTTCACCTCCAAAATTAAAATGTCACACATATATTAAGAACTGCAGCTGCAATCCAATATGTTGCCATTTTAAAATCTTTACCTACTCCATAGACTATTGCAGCACCTACATCTAAGATAATCAACAATAGTGGAAAAATGTACTTTGTGTTCATACTTCCTGACCCTCAACAATGTGTTCAATTTCTTCCGGCCTTGCTCCTAGTGCTTCCTCGAAACACTTTGTCTGGAAATCATCCTTAGTGATACAGAGGTTTTCTCTACTGTATGCCACCTTGAGATCGTCCATAATATAAGACAAAATGCGAGGTAATACATAGACCATACCAAAGTAGAGAAACGGAAGAAGTAAGAAACCACCATACTTTGACAGTAGATTGATATGTAGCACTAAGGAAACAATGATTGTAACCACTATTGTTACTGCAAGTCCTACTGCTTTAATCTTTTTTTTCATCTTCACTCTCCAACTTTCTCAGCAGTCTTGCTATCTGATTTTGGTTTTCTCTAATCATTTCTAGCAAGTGTCTTTGTTCGTTCATCACTTCGTTCCAGCTATTCTGAAGCCACTTGGTATTGTCAGTATGTGCCTTGTTTAGGCATCCAATTACACCTAGGACTAGAAGTACAAATGCTAGAATGATAACTGCAATAGTGAAACTTCCCACTTTTTTCACTTCCTTTCTTTTACCTAATTCAGTAGTGCTGAATCAGGATGGTTATTCACATAGTCAGTCATACCCTGACTTATTCTTGAACATATGCCACTTATGTAGCGTTGTTCTTGTTCTTTGGTTAGATGATTGGTCTTGTTGCCGTTGTGGTCCTTTTCTGCCCACAACACTTGCTTGCCACCATCATTAACCCATACCCTATACGCTAACTCTTTTGCCATTTCATCACCTCACTAAAAGTTATGTTGTGCCTTGATTGTCCTATTCTTTTAATTTTTTCACATTTATAGATGTTTGTCCTTGTCCTTCTCCTTTGCCCAACGAATCAAATCCAGAGTACTATTTTCATAACTTGTCAAAAAGTCGTCTATTATCTTATAGAAATGGACGGCTATTATTTTTGCAGTTATAAAACTTGCAATCAGTACAATAACTAATACAAGTAATATTATCCCGACTAGTTCCAAATTCTCACCTACTTTCTTTATTGCTTTCAATATTCCACTATGCTATTCTATATGTAGTGATAAAACACCGTTTATCACACTACATAATGAAAGTGAGGTGAAATATAATGATAATTTTTGAAATTTTAGCTATCATATGGACTTTCCGACTTGTTACAAATATTTTCAGACTATATGCAACAAAATACTATTTTTATCGTTTCAAAAAGCAGTATAAAAATCTCGACCAATATGCTAGACCAGTAGAAGTATTATTCAAAAAAGCTGATACACAACATATAGTTATTAGTACAGATAGAAGAATTTCACTAAAACAAATCTATCAAAACAAAATATCAAATTGTCTTACTGATCCTTCGTCATATCAAAAGCTATATGAAGTATTTGAAAATACCATTGGGGTATATAAATATAGGATAAGACAAAATTTTTATCCTACATTTTGGCTTACTATTCCAATAAATATTTTAAATTCTATTGGTGTTCAACCAAATATAATAGTTTCTACTTTAATAAATATTCTGTTTTGGCTAGTCAGTTTTTTGGCTGGATACTTTCTTGAAAAGTTTTTAGACTACCATATTCCAACTAGTCTATTCTCAAATCTCGATAAGCTGATAGGATAAAATCTCTAATTCTTTGACGCTCTTTTTTATTTTTGCAATCTTCAAGTCTGTTCACTTCATTAAACATTGCAGTATATAAAAGTGCATCAACTTCTGTACCACTTATCTCTGTAAATACAGGCTTTTTCTCCATTTTATTTATTCCTCACCTACTTTCATAAGTCCCAATTATGGGACAGTTGATTTGGTATAATTACTTGTGGGTAATTATAAAGTTGAATGTTTGTAACTTATCAAGTTACTGATTGAGCAAAAAAAATTGGCATTGGGTCGCTAATGTCCAAAACATTCATTAGCTTTTCAATCTCATCACTGCCAAAAATTCCCCTACTAAATCTATTAGTTAAGGTTCTTTCTGACATATTGAGCTGTTTTGCCACTTCCTTTTGTGTTAGTCCTTTACGAACTATCGCGGCCTTAAGTTCATTGGTATTAACCATACAAATCACCTCCGTAACTTTTTAAGTTACTTTTATTTTACACTGTGTTTCGTAACTTGTCAAGATATTTTTTGCTTAATTTTAGAAATATTTTTCTTGACAAGTTACTTTATTAGCACTATAATTGAATTAAATTACTAATACGGAGTGATAATTATGACAGTTGGTGAGCGAATTAAACTAGCACGAGAAACTAAAAATTTATCTCAAACAGACCTTGCTAACGCTTGTAAAATAAGTAAACAAACATTGTACAAATATGAAAATAACATTATAACTAATATTCCATCTGATAAAATAGAGGTTATTGCCAACTATTTATCTATATCACCAGCCTATCTGATGGGTTGGGATGAATCTAATATTGACAATAAAAGTAAAAACTCAATTAGCACCTTCATATTAAACGACCATGAAAAACAGGTTATATTAGCTTATCGTTCAAAGCCTGATATGCAGAATGCTGTTGATACTTTGCTTAATGTACCAGCTTTAATTGAGGTTAAATCAGTTGCAAGAAGTTCTGATCATCATAAACAATATAATGAAACAATTACTGCTGAACAATTAAAACTGTTACAGTCGCAAGAACAACCTACATCGGATGATGACCTTTAATTATTAATTGAATAAAGAAAATTGCCTCTGTGGATACTATCTACAGGGTGATTCTAATGCTAAACAGTTATGGCAAATATGAAGATGCAAGAAATGCGTCTTGGAATGTTCTTATTAATCGTAAAATTACAAGTTTACCTGTGTCAGTAGTGAAGATTTGCAGAGATGAACAAATAACACTTGCTAAGAATAGCACAGTAAAATTGCTTAATAATAATGAATTTGCAAAAACGATATTGATAAATGATAAATGGTATATTATATATGATGATAGTATGAGTAAAGAAAGGATTAGATTTTCTATTGCTCACGAATTAGGACACATTTTCTTAGGTCATCAACTTACTAATGGTGAATACAGGCGAACATTTGTTATAGATAAACCATCAGAGGAAACACAAGCTGATATTTTTGCTAGTAGGTTACTTGCTCCGGCAGTAGTTTTGTGGGCATTAGATATTCATTCAGCTGAAGAAATACAAAAGCTATGTTTTATAAGTTATTCAGCTTCTAAAATAAGAGCCGAAAGAATGAAACTGTTATATAGCCGTAATAAGTTTCTAACATCACAACTAGAAACTAGAGTTTATAATCAATTTAAAGGGTTTATATTAAAATATAAAGAACACAATTCGTAAATTTACCCTATTTTTACGAATTGGTATTAATTAAATAAAAAAAATCGCCCTCCGGTGTTGGTAGCACCAAAGGACGATAATCATTACACAGGGTGCAATGATACTTTGTAACAAATAATATTGTATCATACCCTTGTAAATTTTTCAATATAATTTACAAGGGGTTTTTGCACCCTTTTTTTAGATAAGAAAGGAGCAAAATAAATGGATGATTTAAAAATCGCAGCTGCTTACATCAGAGTTAGCACAGATGATCAGACAGAGCTTTCACCGGATAGCCAAATTAAAGTTGTTAGAGAATTTGCAAAACAAAAAGGCTATTTGATACCTAAAGAATATATTTTTCGTGATGACGGTATCTCCGGTAGAAAGGCTAGTAAACGACCTGAGTTTAACCATATGATAGCAGTTGCTAAACAAACCCCTTCCCCATTCTCTGCAATTATGGTGTGGAAGTTTAGCCGATTTGCGAGAAATCAGGAAGAGGCTATTTTCTATAAGGGTATGTTAAAAAAGCGTGGCATTGATGTTATCAGCACATCAGAGCCTATTATAGATGGTCCTTTTGGTAGTCTGATAGAGAGAATTATTGAATGGTTTGATGAATACTACTCTATCAACCTATCCACAGAAGTTAAACGAGGAATGACAGAAAAGGTTAGCAGAGGTGGTGCAGTATCTATACCGGCATTTGGATACGATATTGTTGATAAGAAGTATCAAGTCAACCCTATCAATGCTCCTATTGTTCAAAGAATTTTCATCAAGTACCTTAATGGTGTTGGATGCAGAGCAATAGCCAATGAACTGAATGACCTAGGCATTAAGACAACTAGAGGTAATAACTGGGAAAACAGAACCATTGAATACATATTGCGTAATCCGGTTTACATAGGCAAAATTCGTTGGAACCCTAAGCGAAGAACCAGGAGAAATTATGATGATAAAGATATAATGATTGTTGATGGTATTCATCAGCCTATTGTAGATACCGACCTATTTGATAAGGTTCAGAAGAAGTTAGACGAAAACAAAGCAAAATACAGACCCTACATTACTGACAGGCAAAATGGCAAGGATTATATGCTTAAAGGTCTTGTTAAGTGTTCTAACTGTGGTGCTACAATGTCTATGTCTTGCAATGGTTTACAGTGCATAAAATACACTCATGGCACTTGTAAGGTATCACACTACATTCAGATTAATAAACTAAATGAAGTTGTTATTAATGCTATTGATGATACTCTAAAGAGTGGTGACTTTCAGCTAAAGCCAAAAGAACAACCACACGAAGAACCACAAGAACTGAACATTGATTTTATGATAGAAAAAGAAAATACAAAGTTAAGAAGAATTAAAGAGGCCTATGAGGAAGGTGTTTATAACCTTGCTGAATTTAAGCAGAGGAAAGAGTTAATTGAAAGCAAGATACATTCATTACAAAAGCAAAATAAACCACCAGAGCCTAAGCCAGACCACCTTTTAGCGAAGAAAAAACTAATGAGCAGAAGAAAAGAAATTATCTCTACTCTTAAAAGTAAGTCAACTCCTGAAGTGGAAAAAAACGCATTGCTATGCACTTTTATCGATAAAATCATCTTCAATCGTTCCCTATCTTCCGTTGAATTATTTTTCTGTTTTTGAATTATAACTTTTGGGATATGGGGGACCTGATGGTGAGCTCGGTGCATCACTTAGATATTTAAGTCAGAGGTACACAATGCCGTTCCCTGAACTTCAAGCAACACTTACCGACATAGGTACAGAAGAACTTGGTCACCTTGAAATGATAGGCACTATTGTTTATCAGCTAACTAAAGACTTAACAGAAGACCAATTAAAAGATGCTGGATTTGATGCTTATTTTGTTGACCATACAACCGGTGTTTATCCTTGTGACGCAAATGGTACACCATATACAACAGCGTCAATGCAAGTAAAAGGTGACGCAATAACCGACTTGCATGAAGATATGGCAGCAGAGCAAAAGGCTAGGTCAACATATGACAACATACTAAGATTTTGTGATGACCCGGATGTTATTGACCCGATTAGGTTCTTACGAGAAAGAGAGGTTGTACACTATCAGCGATTTGGTGAAAACCTACGAATACTAACTGACCGACTTGACTGTAAAAACTTCTATGCCTTTAACCCTGAATTTGACAAAAACTGTTTAAAGAAAAACAGAAAATAGATAACAAAAGGTAAGGAAGTAATGATTTTCATTACTTCCTTCTTTTACAAACATTTATTTTCTATTGTTTTTATAAATATCGGAAACCTTTTTCGCTATTACTATAGAAATAGCAAATATTATCAATCCTACAATACCACTAGAAGTATAACCCAATGCAATAGCAGTTGCATTAACAAGTCCATAAATCAAACATGCGATAGCATAACATAATATAGTAATTACAATTGTATTTGTAAAAAAGTTCTTTATTTTTTCGGCACCAACCTTAAGTAGTTTATATATTTTTCTACGAAAAGCAATAATTATTGCAATAGCTATAACGACACAAACAGTAACTATAGATATTGTGAGTGTTGTTGTATTAAAGAAGTTGTATGAGTTATGCGAACTTGAACTTTCTGCACTAGTAGTTAATATAGAAGAAGTTTGCGTTTCTGTCGTTGTACTCTTTTCATTGTCTTCTATAATTTTATCCAATTCTTTTAATTGACCATTAATTTTACTTTTAATGCTTACCAAATTTGATTGAATTTTTTTGATTTTAGCATCACCATATATATACTTAAATTCTTTTATGTATATGTCTAATGTATCTTTTAGTTCTGTTCTTTGACTAGCTCTCTGAATTAATTGTTCTTTATAATCTAGTGCTATGTCAATATTATTCCTAGATTTGCTTTCTATAAATTTATCAATTTTATTATAAAAATCTTTATTAATAAACTCATTATAATCATCTAAAAAAGAATCTTCACCACGAAGAATTTTTTGTTTTCTTTGTCTATCCAAATAATCCTCATAACCATTTTCTCTTTTTTTCTTTTCAAGATAATCATAATAACTCATTTACTCACCTCAGTTAATACTTATTTTTATAATATTATCATAATTATACATATTTTTCAACAATATTGAAGTTTATTCCACAAAAATAACCCCTCACAATTGTGAGGGGTTTTGTATTTCATAATCTAATTGAATACTTTATTTACTGAGATTGTTCTTCTTTTAGACTTTTCATTTATTGGTTTACGGAAACCAATATTTTTTGCAAAATTTAAAATATATTTTCTAGGACTAATATAATTTTAATAAGATTAACACAGGCATCCGAAAAAATCATCTGAAAATCAATCTACAATTACATACTCCAGGGACAATACATTTAAATTTGCATCATATTCAAGTACAAAACTAAAGCTAACTGACAACAATGTTATTCTATTAAAGACA